CAGGATACGATGCCTTGCCGGTTGATGGCGACTATATTTTCGCTGCAATGGGCGAGCGGGAAGGCGCGTCTGTTGGCGTTGCGTATTCTGACGGATCGGTAAAATCAGCAGGCAAAGGAGAGGCAAGGCTATATTCCCGTGATGCTAACGGGGATGTGGTAGCTGAAGTTTGGCTGAAAAATACCGGCGAAATATACGCGGAAAACAATCATGCTACAGTAACCGTATCACCAAGCGGCGCGGTAGATGTTGCTGCTGCTGATGACCTGTCGATAACAGTTGGCGCGGCATCCATCGAAATGAACGCAACCAGCGGGGCCGTAACTATCAACGGCGTGGTTATTAGCGCAGGCAGCAGCATATCAGGCGTGGTAGATATAGCCATGACCGGCGAGATTACAGGTGCGGTAGAGGTGACAGTTAACGGCATAGCGTATACAACTCACGGGCATCCATATTACTGGATGCTGGCTCCAGGGTCAGACGTCACAGGGGTTCCGCAATGAACGTGAATACCGGTGATGTGCTGATATACCAGACTGCTGACAACGGGGAAATAACCGTAGATGGTGGATTGGTTGCCATGACTAACGGATTCGATTCAGCCGTTTACCTGTCGATGTTTGGCGGCAATGAAGATGACAACGGGCTTGCAGGAAATGAGCTTACATGGTGGGGCAATGTCGGCATAAAAGACAGCGAACAGCGCATGGCCTCACAAACGCAAAACATATTGCGCGGATTGCCGGTATCGTCTAGCAGTCTTGCTGCTGTGAAAAACGCAATCCAGAACGATCTTGCATGGATGAAGAAATACACATCGGATATTGATGTTTCATTAGCGATTGTCGGGCCGAAACGCATACAGATTGCCATTGGTTTCCTGTTCAACAATGAGCAAATCACACTAACGTATTTACAGAACTGGGAGCCAGCATGAGCTTCACGCAGCCCACCGTACAGCAGATAAATGACGCGATCATTACGCAGCTAGAGCTATCGTTTAGCCAGACAATCCCACTCCTGCCGAAATCGTTTTGCCGCGTACTTTCCAAGGTTCTGGCAGGCGTTTTCGTGATCTGCTACAAATACACTGGCTTCATGTTCTTGCAGATTTTTATCAGGTCGGCAAGCTCAAAAGAGGTGACGGTTAACGGTATCACTGTCATCCCTTTGATCGAGTGGGGCAGGCAGGTTGGTATAGGCGATCCGTTACCTGCCACAAATGCTGTTCTGGAAATAGAGATTACCGTGGAAAACCAAGTTGGCGGGCTGCCCTCAGGAACACAACTAACCAACGTGGCAAGCGGCGTTATCTACATCACAACGGCCTCCATCCTGTTAGACGCTGCCACAAAACTGGTAAACATCATTGCCGTAAATGACCAGTCCGGAAACAACGGTGCTGGCGTTATCGGCAACATGGATATTGGCGCAGAGGTGCAGTTTATCAACCCGATAGCGAACGTGGCAAAAGTAGCAGAGGTAACGGCCTCTATTGCCACAGGTGCCGATGGTGAGGACGTTGATACTTCCTACCGCGCGCGCGTGCTACAGCGCTTCCAGAAGAGGCCACAGGGCGGGGCATATGCAGACTATGAAGAATGGGCAGAGTCAGTTCCAGGCGTTCTGAATGCGTACCCGTACACGGGTGATCCAGGCGTTGTTGATGTGTATGTTGAATGCACAGTTGCGCTTGACCCAGATGGCATTCCTGATTCAGGCCTGCTTGCATCTGTTGAGGACGCAATCAACCTTGATGATTCAGGTATAGCCACGCGGCGCAATGTTAATGCCTATCCTAACGTGATACCGATAACTAGATCTGGATTCGATGTTGAGGTTACAAACCTTACTGTTGATGATCCGGTTGCCGTACAGGCAAGCATTGAAGCCGCGTTAGATGGCTATTTCCGTGGCCGTGAGCCGTTTATTGACGGACTGACAGTATTGCCAAAGCGGAACAAAATGACTGCAAGCGCGGTTATATCAGTGGTTGATGATATAGTTGACGCAGCAAACGGAACGTTCGATACCGCAGAGTATTTCGAGACCGGCCAATCAACTCCGCTAGGAACCTACACGCTTGCTAACGGCGAAAAGGCCAAGGTCGTTACGGTGACGTTCCTGTGAGTCGTTTTTTCCGCACTTTCCAGCACCTTCTGCCAAGGGCCAAGGCGTGGAATATCACGATTGATAAAAAGTTGCGGCAGTTTTTTGACGGCCTAACGGTTATCCAGTCGGACGTTATCGACAATGCAAACGATGCCCATGCAGAGTTACGGCCTGAAACCGCTACCGATATGGATCGGTGGTTTGACCAGTTCAATCTCATACAATCCGGAACGCTTGCAACGGATCGAGAGAGCCTTGCTGGCGCGTGGATATTGAACGACTACCAAAGCCCGAAACAGATTCAGGACACGTTGCAGGCCGCCGGGTTTGATGTATACATCCACGAATGGTGGAATGTTCCGGTTATTGGAAGCCCAACCGTTCGCAATCCGGCGTCATACATTGCGGTAGGATACAACCGTTACAGCTCAGTAGCTGGAGCGGATGAAATGGTTTCCGGTGATTCTAGCGCCGTATCAGGCGCATATTTCGAAGACAACGGATACATGCTGGTAAACAAAACTGATGATGGAGTGGTTTACAGCGTACCTGTAAATGCCGCAGAATGGCCCTATATTTACTATGTCGGTGGATCAGTATTCGGCAGTTACGCATCAGTCCCGGCAGCCAGGCAGAATGAGTTTGAAACGCTACTTTTAAAAACAAAACCCGCTGAACAATGGATCGGCGTATTGGTGACATACATATGAAAAAAATATCTGTTTTACCTAACAGCAATGCTGATGGCTCAGGTGGATTTACCTACGGCAGCGTCAAGGACGTTACCGGGCCGGGACTTTTTGACGGAACACCATTCCGAGCTGACTGGCAGAATGATATACAATCGTTTCACCAGCGACTACTCACAGAGTCTGCTGTTGTGCCTAACGGATCAAGTGACACACCTGCCACTTCGCAGCTTTATGATGCGTTAGCTGCTATTTTGGCAATAAGCCCAAGTGTAAAATGGACAAGCCCAGCACCTATAGGCTCAGGACTTTCTATAGCAGGATCAGGCACCCCTGCCCTTGCTGCGTTGAGCGCAACAGATGTTGCATATTTTGATGGAACAAATGACGAACTAAGAACCTACCGATTTAATGGCTCAACGTGGTCGTTAGTCGGTTCAGGACTTTCTATGGCAGGATCAGGCACCCCTGCCCTTGCTGCGTTGAGCGCGACAGATGTAGCGTATTATGATACAACAATCGAAGAGCTGCGCACCTACCGATTTAATGGCTCAACGTGGTCGTTAGTTGGCTCAGGGCTTTCTATAGCAACCTCAGGTTACCCAGCTCTTGCTGCGTTGAGCGCGACAGATGTAGCGTTTCACAATCCAACAACAGGAGATTTAATAACCTACCGATTTAATGGCTCAACGTGGTCGTTAGTCGGCTCAGGGCTGTATATTACACTAGGGTATTCAGCTCTTTGCTCTTTAAACGAGACGGATGTTGCTTATTGCGACGCAGTGATAGACGAGCTACGCACCTACCGCTTTAATGGCTCAACGTGGTCGCAGATAGGAATCGGTTATCCGGTAACAATTAGTGGTAATTGCGCTCTGGCAGCAATGAATAGCACTGACGTGGCTTATTTTGACTTAGCAGCAGGAGAGCTAAGAACCTACCGCTTTGGTTTTGGCCCTGAAGGTTCGGAACCTTACAGGCCGTTCTAGTGCGCATGTTTTTATTGTTGGCCGCACTAACGGCACCGGCCAGTGGATTGTGCGTAGAGGTGTATCCGTACATAGCAATAGGGGCCGGATACAAAATACACGAGCCTAACTATGCAAAAGTAGACGGTGAGGTGATTAGGGTATCGTTCGGAGGAAAAGACACTGCGTTACTAGAGGCAGGCTTCGAGTATAAAAACTCAATTTCTTTCGGCATAAAACACGACAGTCAGTGGTCTACCGGTTGGCCGATAAACGACGAATACGAATACCACAAAACAGAATTGTTTATACGATACAAAATAGGCGGATCGCCATGAACATTACCGCGCGCCTGGATCTTTAAGAAACTCCAGCTTCGAATTGTTCGCTGCGCGGCACTTGTCGTACTGCGCGCGCCACTCCTTCGACATATAAAGCCAGTCTGCCCCTGTTTTTCCTGTGACTAACGGCAGAGCTTCTGGGCACTCAATAAGCAGCGCGCTATCTGGGATCTGTTTTTTGCACGGCCGAGTAACGCAGCCCGTTGACAATATCGAGGCCGTCAGGATCAATGCAATCTGTAATGTAAATCTCACGTTTTGCAACCTCTCTTATAACTCTTTCTGTGTGCCGCTCTTTGATTGCTATTTTTTCAAACGACAAAACAACAGCGTTAGCAATCCTGGCTTCCCTGTCTTTTTCCGCCATGGCAACTAACTCAGCAGCAGTTTTTGCCGCAAGCTCTACGGCGTCATGCCGCCAATCGTTTATCTGCCATCCGGCTCCAAAGCCTGCGGCCAGAACTGCCGCCAAAATATACGGGTTCAACTCTTCACTTCCATTTTTA